GCTGATTGATCCCTTCTTTCTCCAGAATCAAAGTATTTATAATGATAAAGTTCAGATGAATTTTTCTTACCAAAAGTAACAATACCTAATGCAGTAGAGTTAGCTGATAGTGTAATATCTTTAGGTATATATTCTGGTACAACTCTAGTTTGTTCTAAAATTTTAGGTGGTACATCATCATCCAATATGGTTGCTTCAAATGCTCTAGTATATGCAGATACATTAGAAGTAAACATAACTGATGTACCCATATCTCTAGGTTGTAAAGAGGCATCACATTCATAACTAGCTATCTTTTTTAATCTAGCCGTTTTAGGACTAAAAATATCTGACTCAGTAAATAACAAGAATTGTCCGTTATCACTGAACATCATTACTCCTTTTTGTATAGGGAGTACATGATTAACAAATGCAGGTTTAATATCCGATACTGTAATATCTACAGGATTATCATCACTTGTAGATATAGCAGAGACAATAAAAAAATTAAAGTAATCTCCAGGACGACTGAGAACTACCTGTTCATCTGCAATAAGTCCTAATCTATTTCTATGGAAAAATATTTTTTGTATATTTTTACCATTAAAGCTAGGGAATGGGTTGGTCACATCATCACCTACTTCTCTATACTTCCAGTAGTTATCATTACTATCAGCATTAGCTGTAGTTTCATCTAACTTTTTAAAAGTAAATGTACCGTTACGGTTATTAACTAAAGCATGAGGCATCTTAGCGGGGTCTAACCCTTTAACCATAGGATCACTGCCTGATGAAAAGTTATGTGGTCTAGGACATTCTTCCCATTTACCACTACCTTGTGTACCATTATCAGCTATAAATTTAACATAATAATTATCAGCATCTAAGTTTTCTGAGTTAGCTACTTGTGCTATATAACCGTGTTTACATTGACTTGGTAATCTACTAACATCCTGAGCTGTATTACCTATGATATTCATCTGCTCATTTACAGCACCTCCGAGGAAGTTTACTGTAGGAGCAGCACTACCATATAGGTATAAACCACTACCAATTACTTCAGCAGTTACATTAGATAGATTGGAGTTTACTGAGCTAAATAGTTTTTGAAGGATGTTTACCATACTAAGTTTACCCTTGTCAGGATTCTTAGGTGTACGGTAAAAAGCTATACTAGATACACCTTCATAAGTTTCAACAGGTTCAACTGCTATAACTTTTACTCTATAGGATATACCTTCAATAGTTACATCTTGGTATTTAGCTAAAGCTGTTGATTCAGTTGTAGTTTTAATAAGCCCACCGTCTTTCAAAGTAACCTGTGCTGTATATCTAACTTTATAATTCTGTGTATAACCTAAGAAATCAGAAACCTCAGTACCTGTACCGTCATAATTAGCTGTATTACTGTCTACATAGCTAGCAGCGTTGACTGTTATATGACCTTCAACATCTTCACATATACTATCGCTAAATGAAAACTGAGCTTGCCCAGCATAACGTCCATCTTTATTTGTATCATCCCATGTATTACCATCGCTAGTACCTTTATCTACTGAAATAGCTGTGACTCTATAATAAGTATTAACTGTAGGTGCCGTAGTTCCTGTATATAATACATACTCAGTGTTATAAGCAATAGTATCTAACCTAGCAAAAGCGTAGTCCCCACTGTTGAGAGGAGTATCAGTGTTCCCAGTCGTACTAATCGTTTGTTTCGGATTAGTAATGATCGTGTAGTCTTGTATTGTCTGTATAGCATAAGGTTCTGTAGTACCTGTTTGTTGCATATAAGCAAACAAAGAATCACCATTAGAATTGGTAAGACTTTGCTCGACTCCAGTTAAAAGATTCCAAACTCTTATAGGTTTAGTACCACTGTAACTGGATAATGCTGTCATTTGTACTAAATATTTTTCATCTCCATCTCTAATTATTTCATACCAATAACCATCTGCATTAGCATTGGTAAGTTTTTTTACAAATTCCCCAGGAGGTCGTTTCATTAATCCGAAAGTCACATCAGGTACAGCATTATCACATACTCTTAGCTGCCCAGGAAATTTAATTGTGTCGGGTTGTTGAGATACTCCCCCTAGAAAGTTAGGAATACGTTGATTTACTGTTGGCATTACCTTCTCTGTAGAACTTTATATGGTCGGTAAACAGTGCTAGCGTTAGTCCTACCTTCTTGGTTATTGAAGATATTGTAATCACCTTGAACAGTATCATACTCCAACGCTACAGCCCTTGCTTGGGCTTCATCTGCTGAAATGAGTTCTGCTGCCTGTGGGTTGTTTACCATGCGGTTAGAAGCGATCCTAGAGGCTCTGACGGTTATATAGTCTTGGAACACCTGTGGTATATCATTGTAATCTATCATCCAGATTACGTCAACATATATTTTACCACCAGATGTGTTGGTAAATTCAAAAGTATGATCATGTAAATCATATAACTTTTGAACACCATTATGAGTTTTTCTAATAGTGTCGAAAGCGTCAGGGTGTCTAAATCTATTAAGATCTATCTGTAGTACATTGTTTGGTATGATGCACTCATTGTTTGAATCTAATGTAATAGGATATTGTGTTTCAGTATTGAATTTCCACCCTTCTGCTAATATCTCACGGCAGACTTGCTGCAGAGTTTTCTGTGCAATAGCCACTTCAGGGCTTTGTACACTTAAGGTATTAACAGGTGACTCTCCAACACTCATCAATATAGAGTTTACTGCATCCAGTTCGGTGGACGCTCCATATGATATGTTTGCCATAAGAATAAAAAAGGGGCCGAAGCCCCTATATAAATGTTTAAATTAAGCGTTAGCTGGGTATGTAGTACCAAATCCTGCTGGCTTAGTAGTTGTACCTGCGAACAGTTCAACACAAGCTGCTGGGTTAAGGAAGTCGGCTCCCATAGCGAGTCTTCCAAGAATTACATCACCTTGGTAGATTACGTTTATGTCTCCGCTTGTTACCTGAACTGATGGTCCCATTGCTTCAACAACACCTGCACCTTCTCTTTGGAATATAAGTCCACAAGAGTTAGCATAATCGGTAGCGTTACCGTAGTTGTTGTTGATACCTGCAACAGAAGCACGTCCGTCTTCAGTAGCTACGTCAACGAATGAACCTGTGTTTCCAGGATTCACTGTGTCAACGTCAGTAGCTGCAGCCGCACCTGAGTTAGGAGCATACTTAGTACCGTACTTACTAAAGAATGGTACGTTCATTGATTTGTAGATATGAATACCTGCAATCTCAAGAACACCTGTACCACTTTGTAAAGCTGTACCTTGTACATCTCTGTTGATCAAGTTGTTGTTTGCACAATCTTTTATAAGTGCATAGTATTGACGTGGGTTTAATACGGCAACACGTCCGTCACCACTCACACCCTTTTCGTCAAGAGCAGCAGCTGCATCATAGAAAGCAGTTACTAGAGTAGATGCGGTTAATGCGTCATCAGCATTAGAACCAGCTCCAACTTGGATCTGTGTTCCACCAGGCTCTACAAAGCTAGACTTTGTAATAGGGCTGGCTTGACGAGCACCTTTAGATACAGCTCTAAAGATTAGACGGTCATACTTCTCAGCGAGAGCGTAACCAATCTTCTTAGAGATTTCACCACGTAGGTCGTAGTGTGCTAAAGTTTCGTCTAGTTCATATACGAAAGCAGAACTAATAAGTAGATCATCAATAGTGATGGTCTTTTCAGCTACTGGAGGTGCTCCATCGCTGTTACCAAGTATGGACTGGCCAGGAACATGGTACTCAGCTGTGGTTCTACCTGTGTAGATGAACTGTAAACTCTTACCGTTTTTAAGAGTTCTCTTTGTTACAAGATCCCTTGCGATTGTATTACGCTGGAATCCTTTGAACATTTCGCCCGAAAACAGTTTAAGGTAAAGGGCTCTCGAATCTCCCGTGGAGTTCGATTGACCAGGCCGTGTCAGATCGGCTAATGGTTCGTTACTATTTTGATGTGCCATTGTTATGGATAATGTTTATATTGACTCTCTCTGTACAGAAATTAAATTGAAATTTGTAGGTCTATCCCTACCGTCTAGACGGCAAAAGGTATCCAGCGTACTGGGCTTATGCCAATGAAAAGGGGGTCCGACTCTGAGGTGCCCCCTTCCCTGTTCAACCGACCAATGCTTCCTCTAAAGATTGAGGAAAGTCATCTTCCTCATCAACCCCAGGAGGCTGATGATCACTAGGCATCGTATCAGGATGCTCCTCTGGTTTGTTATGATGTTTTACTATCCCATAAGGATAGACAGAAGCGACTGCTCCTTTAGAGTTTTGATGTGACATTAGTTTTTAGTTGTTTTAGTGTAAGAAACACCACGATAAACAAGTTTTACAGTCATTGTAAGTACCT